CTAAAGGAACGTGACGATATCGTGTTGCTCTCCGGCGGGGTGACGATGTCAACTGTTGAACCCGGTTGTGACGTATGGTTATTCAGTTCGGCTATAAGTTTTCTGCCAAGAGTATATGAGATATTTAAGAAGAACCGTATCAATGTTGTAATCTTCGGACTCTCTGATCCGAATATGTTCGATGCAACACGGCTATCAGTCTGTGATGTGTACTGCACGAATGACCTACCAACGGCACGCAAGCATGGGAAAGCATATCATTTCCCGTATGGTGTGGACCTGAAATACTTCAAGAAAGTGGACATTAAAAAGGACATTGACGTGCTGTTCGTTGGGACACTGAGACATCCATACATACCGATACGAGTAAACTACATACAGGATTTAGCACATGAGAACATACAGCTTGATACATACGGTAACGGATTCAAAGACACGCTGAAGGGTGAAAAGCTTATTGAGGCGTACAATGGTGCTCATCTGAATCTTGATATATGTACGGAAGTATCCTCTCTCGCAAGCAGGATATTTCAAGCGGCGGCGTGTGGTACACCCACATTGACCTTGAAACGCGAAGACGTACTACAGTGTTTCGAAGACGGCAAAGAGATACTTACCTACACGGGTGGGTATGACAATATGGTATCTGCGATCAAGAAGGCACTCGACGATAAGGACAGACTCGCTGAGATTGGTGAGAATGCTCGTCACCGGTGCATTCGTGATCACGGTATAAGACAGCGTATAAACGATTTTATCAATACTTAGGAGAAAAAAGATGAAGATAGCTGATGCCCGCGCTGCTGCGTGGATTACGTGGACTACTGCACTTGCTGCTGATACTAGGTTGAACGCTCATGACAGAGCATTTCTTACGGCGTATGAGACGAAGCTCGCCGGTACTCCGACGACACAGAAGGAAGACTTGGAAGTCCTTGAGATTCACAAGAAGTTCTTCACCAAGCTCGTGTACTAAGGACACGCCATGATAGAACGCCTGCGGTATTATGCGGGGCTTCTCAACTGGGGTGACGATGTCAATGTAGATATCTACAAGTCGATCACTGGCAAAGACTCTATTAAGATGCATGTCCTCGATAAAAGCCCTATCGAGCATATCATGATGGTGGGGAGTATCCTGTCATTCGCAAACGAGCACTCGGTTGTATGGGGTGCGGGATTCATGCATAAGCAGAGTACAATGATGGGGATGCCGAAGAAGATTACGGCTGTACGTGGCCCGTTGACGTTGAAACGGTTACAGGAGTTGGGATTCGATGGCAAGGTGGTATTCGGAGATCCGACGCTATTTATCGGGATATATTTCGAATTCTACGAAGGGCCGTCCGTTGAAGAGGAATACAAATACGGTGTGATCCCGCATTATATCGACCGTAAGCTTATTGAAGGCTGGCCTGAAGATATTTCGTTCATCGACATACAGCAGAGGGATTTCCTTAAGCTGTTCGAACAGGTACGGAAATGCGAGAAGATCATCACAAGCTCACTCCATGGCCTGATACTCGCGGATATCTTCGATAAACCTGCGTTATGGGTGAAGCTCTCGAACAATCTTGCCGGCGATGACATGAAGTTTCACGATTACTTTGCGTCGATTGGACGTAAAGACGTTGAGTATTTTGACCTTCGGGGTGGGTATGATGACAGTGTGAAGGATGCATTCAAGCCCTACAAGGTAAAGATAGACTTGGATGCGCTCCATGAAGCGTGTCCGCTAATCCAATAGAAAGGACGGAAACTATGTCTGATACAGACGGTGACCTGACTGACAGTGTCGGCAATGATGCCGATCATGAGGCTGATGGATATCCCACATGGATGGCCCAGCTTCCCGAGGAGTACAAGAAGGATGAGTATGGTAAAAACTACAAAACGGTGGGTGAGTTCTATAAAACCCATAAGGGTTTGAGGGCAAAACTCGACAGTGTGCCGACTGCGCCAGAGAGTGCAGACGGGTATGAGTTCCCAGCACCGGAAGAGAAGGCCGACTTCAAGCCCGATCCCAAAACCGAGAAGTGGTTTCGCAAGACTGCTCTTAGCCTGAAACTTCCGAAGGTAATGGCTGAGAAGCTTTACGGCGAATATAATAAGATGGTGATGGGTGAACTCAAAGCAAAGGGAAAAACCGAAGTCGATACAACGACAAAGAACGATGAGCTGATGCACGGCGAATGGGGGTCGGAATACGACACCAACATGAAGTTCGTCGAGAAGGCTATCGAAGACCTCGGCGGCGAGGAATTAGAGAACTTTCTCGTCGAAGCAGGTATCCGAAATCACCCCGTTATACTCAAGGCATTGAAGCAAATCGGCTTTGAGCATGGCGATGATACAATCAAAAGTGGTACGATATCAGGCACTTCTGGTGAAAGGACACTCAATGATGAGTATCCTTCCATGAAAGAACTACCTGATCGTAGATAAAGGACTCGTTGAGTCCGCAGGGACCGGAAAACGGTTTCTACAACCACCTGAAAAGATAGTGTGCTGACAACCTTAATCGGAAGTCACGACTTCTTTGATGGGAGTTGAGAAAGCAGTTTGATGGAACTTTCTTAATTCTTGTTTAAGGAGAAAAAACAGTGGCGACTGAAGTAGATGTCAGCGCACAGCTTACATTCGTTGAGCTTGCCAAGCGTACCAATAACAAACAGACGCTTGACATAGCTTTGACTCTCGCCAAACTATGCCCGGTAATCGGTGACGCTACGTGGGTTGAAGCGAACCAGCTTACTGGACACCTCCACACAAGAGACGAAGCACTTCCTTCCGGCACGTGGCGCGATGTCAATGAGGGCGTTAGTCCCTCGGCTGGTCAGACTTCGCAGCTTACCGAGCCTATCGGATACCTTGAGGATCGCAGTGAGATTGACGAACTACTTGTCAAACTCGCTCCTGAACCGAAACAGTTCCGATATAACGAAGACCTGCTTCATCTCGAAGGTATTGCACAGACTATTGAAACAGCATTTTGGTATGGGGACAGAGGAGCATATCCCAAGAGGATTGACGGGATTGCTACTCGCTACAATGAACTAGCTTTGACCCCTGACAATGTATACACTGCGGGATCTGCGGCAACTTGTACTTCCGTGTATATTATCAAATGGGGACCAAGCGGGGTTTTCATGATATACCCCATGAACTCTAAGACTCTTGGAATCGAAAAGAATGACAAGGGGCTTGAGCTCATTACCACTACTGCTCCTGCCAGGCTTTACATGTGGGTAACTCAGTTTGTATTCAATCTTGGCCTTTGTGTACGTAATCCGCTCTATGTGCAGAGGCTCGCCAACATAAACGGAGCGTCCGGGGCGGCCGCAAACGTTGTTGACGAAAACAAGCTTATTGAGATGTACTTCAATATTCCCAATGGACATGACGGATGCGTGATGTACTGCAATAAGATTGTAGCCTCTCAACTTGCAATCAGAGCCAAAGATAAACCGAATGTATTCTGGCCTTCAAAAGATGCGTTCGGTCGACCAGTGACTATGTTCTGGGACATTCCAATACACGTTTCTGAGATGATTACGTCCTCAGAAACCGCTGTAGCGTAAGGGGGCTATTATGAAAGATGCTAAACTTTATTTTGACACAGCTCACCTCTTTGCGGGTGCGGATGCAGTTTCAGAGTATTACCTCGATGTCAAGGCGATAGCCGAGGCAGGAAGAGGTTCCCAGCTCTTCGTAAATATTGTAGTCGATACGGTCGCGGCCACATATGCACCAGCGGCTTATAGCTACATGAATATTTATCTGTGTACCCACACAGCAGCGCCAACCTCAGCGCATCGTAAAATGGCGATTTCCGTCAATGATATGACCGCGCTTACGGGTGGCGATCTTTTGAGTACTGGTTTGAAGGTGAAGGTTCCTCTTCCTTCACTCAACTTGCTTGATCATGTTGGTCTGTGGTATGACTGTGGAACGGGAGTTACGGGGTGTACAATCTCAAGCTTTTTAACGCTGACGTAAAACCAACGCGGGGGAGATTCGTCTCCCCCGTTTATTTAAGGGTGTAATCATGAATAAAACACTTATTTGTAATATGGCGCTTACTCCCTTGGGAGATATGCGTATACACGATATTGACGACGATACCGAAGAACCCGCCATTCTGTGTAACCTTTATTATGACACGATTGTCGATGAGGTCTTACGGTCGCATGAATGGAACTGTGCAATATGGTATCAGTCACTTGCACCGCTCTCGGGCGATGACGATGACTACCTCCTCGATGATTATGAGGAGTATGCTTATCAATACTCATTACCTACGGCTCCATATTGCTTGCGTCCACTCTCTATCCCGGAACACGAGGATGCGGATTATGAGATTGTGGGTAGATATTTATTGTGCAATCTTGAAACCGTAGTAGTGAAATATATCAAACGGATTGAAGACCCCGTTCAGTTTGACTCCCTGCTTGTACAGGCAATCGCTTATAGGCTTGCCGCAGAATTGGCAATGAGAATAACCAATTCAAAAGCCTCGCGAGACGATATGCTCAGAATGTACGAATGGCAAATGAATCGTGCGAGGACTATCGACGGACTTGAAAGCGAAGAACCACAGATAGAAGAATACGCAGTGAGGGACGCGAAAGATGGGTAAAGCAAATCCCATATATACAAACTTCTCCTCTGGCGAGTGGTCTCCTCGCATGGAAGGACGCATTGAACTCGACAAGTATCATTCGAGTTGTCGGACACTTGAGAACATGCTCGTTGTTTCGCAGGGGGGTGCGGATAAAAGGCCAGGAACAAAGTATATCGTAAAGGGCAAGACGGCAGGACTCAAGATACGGCTTATTCCGTTCAGTATCAGGGGTGTCGGAGAATACATACTTGAACTTGGTAACTTGTATATCAGGGTGATAAAATGTTCTACTCATGCACAACTGGAGACTGCACCCGGGGTACCCCTAGTAACAGATGTTGCAACTCCGTGGCCGACGGCAGACCTGTTCGAGATAAAGGTTGCACAGACAAAGGACGCAATATATTTTGTGCATCCTTCTTATGCTCCGCGTAAACTCGTGAGGACAGATGATACTACCGACTGGACTTTAACGACCCCTACGTTTTCGGGCTGGCTAAAGAGTACAGAGATCGATATTACCGATGTCACACAGGCCGCTCCACCGGTTGTAACCTCCGTAGGTCATCCCTATGCGACCAATGACGTTGTATATATTACCGATGTCCTGGGAATGACTTATCTCAATGAAGAAGTATATACAATTACCAAGATAAACGCTGATACGTTTAGCCTGAATGATATAGATACTACTACATACAATCCTTACGTCTCGGGTGGACATGCAATTAAGGCGGGCAATCTGTTCGGGACAGCGGACAACTACCCGGCAGTAATCGGGTTTTACATGCAGCGGATGATACTGGGAGGTACAAACAATTATCCAGATACTGTTTGGTGTTCGAAGGTGGGGGATTTTCTCGACTATAAAATGCCCGATGGAATGGAGTTTACTATCGCTCATGACAAGGGTCTGGTACTGAGATGGGTTGCGGGTAAAAGCGAGCTGGCTTTCGGTGCCGACAGTTGCGAGGGGGTTATCGGATCGACGGAAATATTTTACGATTGGAACTACATGATCCGGGTGGAATCGAGCTATGGCAGTAAGAACATACAGGGCCGGCTATTAAATGAGAACATCTTATATGTTCAGGATGGCGGTAAACGTATAAGAGAGTTTGCGTATAGCAGAGAGTCCGGGGGATGGTTGAGTCCTGATTTAACCTTGTATGCGGATCATATTACGGGTGACGGCCTTGTTGAAATGGCAGTACAAAGAAATCCCGATACAATGTTATGGTGTGTGCGTAGCGATGGTGTACTGGCAGTGCTTACGTATGAGTACAGATATAGCATCTTCGGATGGTGTCGGGTGATATTGGGGGCCACGAGCGCGGGCGAGTCTGAGGTGGAGAGTATCGCTATCGCTCGTGGTGATACTGAAGATGAAATATATGTATCCATTAAAAGGACTGTTAATGATGTAACGAGTCGGTTTATCGAATACTTTTCTGCACGAAATTTCGGCTCCGATCAATCCGATGCATATTTTGTTGATGGAGGTATAACGTGGGATGGCGGGGATGCGGAGGTAATCACAGCCATCACGCAAGCAGAACCGCCGGTGGTGACGTGTGCAGGACATCCGTTTGTAGATGGTGATCTGTTGGAGTTTGTGGATATTGTCGATAGCGATGAAGGTCTTATCGATTATACCGATTTTGCTGAGATCGATGAGGGCACATCGATAACTGTGACCGATTACAATACAATCGCTGCGGCTCTGCTGTATAGGGATGAAGAGGGGCTGCTGTATAGATACTTAGGGCATGAGTTTCTGAGTGGAGCATTTGAGTATACGTTCAAGTGTACTGTTTCGGCTTTGGAGACAGACGATCAATCCCTATGTGGTATATGGGGCGTTGGGGATTCTGCTGAACACCTTGATGATGTTGTCTCTAATAGTAATAATGCCCTGGCAGTTATCATTAAAAAAACCGGCGGAAACTTCAATATCGATATATGGGAAATAGCCGGCGGTACTAAAACGACTGTGAACTTCGCTACGAACTTCACACTGGCTACTGATTATTATTTCGATATTGTACGAAGCGCCGCGGGAGTTTATACCGTGTCGGTATACTCTGATGCCGGTATGACTACGCTTGTTGAATCACAGACTATCACCCTGGCTTCGGTGGTTAAGTATGAATACATCTATGCTGTCTGGAATGATATATCTACAGACCATGCTTATGTGAGTTTCGTGACTGAGGATTTGAGTGGTCCCGCCAATCGGGGGTCATATAATAATAACGTTTTTAAGGTTGATACTGCGGGAGCGAATGACTTTGAACTGGATGATGAGGACGATGTCGATATCAATGGTTATCACTATAAAAAGTACGTATCCGGCGGGACAGTACAAAAGGTTATTCAGACGGTGCCCGGCTTGGATCACTTAGAGGGAGAAAGCGTTGCAATACTGGTTGACGGAAGCACTCATTCAGAGGAGACCGTGGATGCCAGTGGTGAGATTACTCTTGATCGATACGGAAACAAAATACATGCGGGTCTGGGATATGTACCGTGGCTGAAACCAGCAAGACCAGAGGCGGGAGGGTCTTATGGTCCGGCACAGGGGAAAAAGAAACGTATTCACAAACTGATGTTGCGTGTGTATAAATCACTAAACTGTTTGGTTGGACCCGATGCGGACAACATGAAGACGGTATTATTCCGTGAGGGTGATGATGCGATGGATAGTCCTCCGGCACTGTTTTCGGGAGACCTTGAGGTTCCGTTTCCCGGACCATGGGGACGAGAGGGTGATATTTTGATTTCGCAGGATACGCCGACACCACTCAACATATTAGCAATTATGCCAGAAATGGTGACGAATGATTGAAGTACGTGGCTTTCATCTCAATGATGTACAGAGTCTCAAGTTGAGATTGGAAGATACGGATAGGCTTATTTATCGTAATGAGGCCGAGTGGCTTGAAGTCGCAAAAAAGAGTATCGCATATACCCTATTATATGATGACAAAAT